GCCATTAAAGATCATATCACGATATGGAAAATGGTGCAAACTGTGGTAAACATGTACCACAACTGTGGTCAGGTTTGATGGTAAAATATATATAACAGGTAATATTTCATTGTTGCGGAGGTGATTTTGGTGGTAGTTATTGGTCTTTTGTTATTTGTGATTGTGTGTGAGCTGGCAGCGATTTATGACAGACAGAATGGAGGTAAGTGACATGGGAAGAAAGAAACAGATTTCAGATCAGAGACGTTTATACACGGAAAGAATGAGGTTGCAGAAGGGGGTATTTAGTTCTCTGGCTAATGCGGCTGGACATATCGGAGAGCTTTATGCGGATTTCGTTCAAAGTGATGAGGTACGCAATTCAATGAGAGCTACAGCAGATAAGGTCACAGAATGCATGGATGGGATTAGGGAGCTTAATGAACTGGAAGGACAGCTGGAAACAGAAAAACAGGAAAGCGAGGATAAGATTTAATGGAGAAAGTAGTAGTTCAGACTGGTGCGAAAACATATCAGATTGCAGATCAGGACGGAAATGATTTGGGAGTATTTCGATTTATTCCGTCGGATGCTGGTATTTTAAAAAGATACAAAGAGGCAGCGGCTTTCTTTGCAGGAATCAATGACAGAATTAAAGGCAAAGATTTTGAAGAGATCCTCCCGGAGTTGGAAAAGGAGGCTGGAGAAAAGATTGATCTGTTATTTGGAGCTCCTGTGTCAGAGAAGTTTTTCAAAATTACCAGCCCGTTTACAGTCCTGGAAAGCGGAGAGACCTTTGCAGAGCAGATTATCACTGTAATTGGTGGAATTATTGAGAAAGAGCTTGAGGCGAGAGAGAAGGCGCAGCAGGAGCGGGTGAGAAAATATATCGCTAAATATACGAAAGAAGAAAGCAAAGCGTAAATACATATAACAGGGCTGTCCTGGTAACGGGATAGTCCTGAGTATAGAACGGCATTGGAAATAGAATTCAATGTTTACACCTCAAACAGTTTGGAGGTAGATATAACATGGCAGATGGTTCAATTATCATTGATACCAGGATAGATACCGGCGGTGTGTCGAAAGGAATGAACGCTGTAAAGGCTGGAATGACCAGGATATCCGCGCAGGTATCGAAGATGGGCGATTCAGCAAAAAGTTCTTTTCAGAGGCAGATAACAGCGATAACGGACCTGTATCAGAACTACGAGAAGCAGGAACGTAAAGTATCAGAGCTAAAATCAAAGCTCGAAGAACTGAGCAAGGTTAGAATCGAGACAGAAGAATATAAAAAGCTCAAAGACGATATAAAAGCTCTGGAAGATGAGTTTGAAAAGGTTGAGACAAAACAGCGTGAATGGCTTGATATGGGCTTTTCAATAGACTCTGCGCCGCTTAAGGAACTTGACGAACAGATGGACGATATCTGGGCGGATATTGACAGGCTACAGCGAAAACAAAAAGAGATGCAGACGACCGGAAAGGCCTATGCGGATCCTACATCGACAGATGCGTATAAAAGCACAGCTGAGAAGTACAATGTGGAATCGCAGAAGCTGGAGCACATAAATGGAAGGCTGTACTCTTCATACAATAAACTGAAGAATAAGGTTGAGGAATACCGGCAGAAAAATGGCCGACTTGTGCAGGTAATGCAGAATTTGCAGAAAGCTGCTGCCCGTGTAGGTATGGTTGTGAAGAATATGGGTTCCGCATTAAGAAGTGCTGGTTCTGCTATCAAGAGCATGGTTTCAGCGATGAAAAAGGCTGTAGAAAACATGTTTAATCTGAACAAGCAGACGGACCGGTCGAGAATGAGCCTTTCCCGGATGCTGGGAATGTCGTTGTTGTTTTCAGGGGTATCCCGGGCGATAAGCGCTGTCAGTGATGGTGTAAAAAGTGGATTTGAAAATCTGGCACAGTATTCTAACAGTACCAATTCAGCAATATCGTCTTTGATGTCCAGTATGACGAGGCTGAAGAACTCGTTTGCTACAGCATTTGCACCTGTCCTCACGGTGGTAGCTCCGATCATGTCAAGATTTATTGATATGATATCACGTGCAATTACTTATGTGGGAATGTTTGCAGCAGCATTAACCGGACAGGATACTTTTGTAAAAGCCGTTGGAGTGCAGGAAGATTATGCGGCAGGACTGGAAAAGACTTCAAAAAATACAAACCAGGCGGCTAAAAGTACAAAAAAAAACAATAAAGAAACAGAAGGATATCTTTCTACTCTTGATGAAATCCAACGGTATACATCAAATAAAAATGATGATTCGGCAGCAGATGGAAATGGCATAGGAGATACCGGAGGGTATACAGCACCTACACCGGCACAGATGTTTAAGAAGGTTCCTGTTGCTAATTCGATCAAAGGAATTGCGGATAAGATTAAGAAATTAATCAAATCGGAAGACTGGGAAGGCCTTGGAAAATATATTGCCAGTGGAATAAATAAGGGACTTAAGAAAGTCTATGAAGCAATCAGCTGGAAAAAGGTCGGTCCAAAGATAACAAAATTCTGTGATGCCTTTACCCGAACATTTAACAGCTTGGTTGATAATGTAGACTGGAAATTATTAGGACGGACTGTCGGCGCGGGAATCAATACGATTGTCAATACCTTAAACCTGCTGATAACAGGAATAGACTGGAAAAATCTGGGAAAGAAATTCGCAGAAGGAATTACCGGACTAGTAAAAGAAGTCAACTGGAATAATCTGGGGCAGCTCATAGCAAACCGGTTTATGATTACCTGGGATATCTTTAATGGAATGGTACATAATCTGCCATTTTCAGAAATCGGAAAAGCGATAGCGGATGGTCTTAATGGAATCTGTTCAAGGATTTCCTTCCGTGAGATAGCGGATACGCTAGCAACTGGCCTGAATGGAGCATTTACCATATTGTACAGCTTTACCCGGCGATTTGACTGGACAGGTCTGGTAAATAACATTGCCGGAGGAATTAATACCTTTATTTCAGAGTTCGACTGGAAGAATAATGGGCGCAAACTGGAAGCTTTCCTAAATAGCTTATGCAGTTCACTGGTTGATATGGCAGAAAAAACAGACTGGGAGGCTTTTGGTCAGGGAATTGGTGAGATGCTGGGACAGATCAACTGGGTGAAGCATCTGAAACAGGTAATAACTGCGATTACCCGGACACTAGGTGGTTTGTTCGATGGTTTGGAGGCAAGCGGAACCGCAGGGAAAATAGCTGCTTTTTTGGGTAAGGCGTTTATCGCGGTAAAGATTGCGGATATAACGGGCATTGGAAGCCTGGCAAAATTCCTTGTTACCACTATTGGAAAGAAGCTGATTACAGAGGAATCAGTACAGGCATTAGCGGGAAATATTTCTAATCTGACCAATGGTGCGCTTGCTGGATCTACATCCGGCATTGCTACATTTGCATCTTCTTTGGGCTCTTTAGTTGGGACTGCCGGTGCAATTACACTGGTCACTGCCGGAACGGTTATGCTTACGAAGAAAATTGCTGAGTTAGTAGAAACTGCGCAGGGCGGAAACGGAATTTTAACTCAGACAGGTGGATACTTACATGATTATGCTGGCAAGATGGGCGAAGCTCATGCAATTACGAACAAACAGGTAGAAGAACTGTGGGCTTTAGTAGAAGCAGATGAGACTGCCGGTAAGTCAAACAGTGAGATGTATGACAGCATGGTTCAGAAATTGGGTGAATATGGCGTATCGGCTGAGAAAGCAACGCAGATCCTTGAGCAATATGGAGCGCAAGCCGGAGTGTCAAGTGCATTTGTTGAAGAAATGACAGGTAAGGTGCAAGCTCTGGGAAAAGGTTTTTCTGAAAGCTCTTCCACAATAAATACATCTTCAATAACTGTGAAAGAATCAATAAAAGGAATCAGAAGTGTGCTATATGATCTCAGTGTATCTTCTAGTGAGTATGCAGGAACATACAGAGGTGTTTTAGAAGTATTTAATAATACAAGCGGATCAGCAGCTAATGCGCAGGATGCTTTTAATATTGTCTATAATGCCTTGAAAGAAGCAGGAGTCCCATTGGATGAGCTGAATAAAAAACTGGCACAGGAGTTTCCTTCCGCAGCTCAGGCGACAAAAAGCAGTGTTGATTCTAGTATTGTTGAGGCTCAGAAGACAATAAGCAGTTCAACTGGAAAAATGAAAACGGATGCGGAGACTAATCTTGCAGGAGTAAAGAAAGCAGCAGAGGATGCTTCTGGAGATGTGAATACAACCACAGTGACAAACTGGGGGAATTCGGCATCAGAAGTAAAGAAAAATCTGGATAAAATGAAGCAGACTGCCAATTTAAAGCTTGGCGAGATGCAGAAGACTGTGGAGAGCCATTTTTCAGGTCAGTATAACACAATGACTAAGAAATGGGAAAAGGCTTGCGAGAGAATTGGCCAATTGATAACTCAGATGGTGCGTAGTACAAAGGATAGTTTAAACGGACTTACCAGAAATATGAATACGATTGGAAATGAGATGAGCAATAATCTGATTAATGGGATTTCCGGGGCAGTAACAGGAATCGCAGGGATTCTGAATGAAGTAGTTAGTAAGGTTAACAGCACGATCAGCAATGTTAATTCTTCTCTTTCCGGTATTGAGAAGGCATTTACATTTTCTTACGATGTTACAACCCCTGATGGGAAGCGGAGATGGGGTAAATACTCAATGAATTTACCAAGAGTCAATACAGTTCCATATCTGGCTAAAGGCGCAGTCATTCCACCACGATCAGAGTTCCTTGCGGTCTTAGGAGATCAGAAACAGGGCAATAACATCGAGACACCGGAAGCCTTACTCAGAAAGATCGTCCGGGAAGAAACAGCAGGACGACAGACTGGCGGCGGAAACTACCGATTTACGGCACAGATCAATCGCAGGACACTGTTTGACGAGATGATGAAAGAAGCGCAGATGAGACGAGATACAAGCGGCAGAAACCCGTTTGAGATGGCATAGAATAATTCCCTGTCATGCAGAAAGTGTGGCAGGGGAAATACAGGGAGGATTCAATGCTTACAAGAGAAGCGACTTATGAAGATTATGGATTTTCAGAAGATGAAGATAAAAGATTGGGTGAATTTTGCAAGAATCTTGAGATGCGTGACAAGATATTGCTGTTGCAGTGTGCAGCGGAGGTGTATCCGAACATTGTTGACGAATTATACTGCTGTATCGTAATTGGAATGAGTTATGACAAGATGAACAAAAAGAAGTTTGTTGCGCTTGATCGTAAAGATTTTTATGCGTACCGGAAGAAAACGTTGGCTGTGTTCCGGGCGGCATTACAGGCATGTAATAGATATCCGTTTTAAAGGTTAGAGTAGAACCTGACAAAACCCCACATATCACTCTATATAGGGGAAAACTTACGGAAACCTACGATTTCAGCATATATAGTCGAAAATATTAGCAAATATTAGCAAATATTAGCATCTTCTCGGATTGGTAACCTGTCAAAACCGTCTGTTTCTCTGTATAGGGAATACATCTTGGAAAAACGTGGAGCTTCAGGGTATATAGTGGGGAAGTGTATTGATAAGAAATGATAAGGTTTCCGCATATATAGCTGAAATCTTAGTATTTTTAGTGCTTTGATT